ATTAGAACCCGATGATATCAGAAGCACATCAATGGGCGTATCAGGTGAAGATTTACAATTATCACCAGCAGCTCGAAAACTTATACCATTTGCAATAGAATGTAAAAATCAAGAAAAACTTAATGTATGGGATTCATTGAAACAAGCAGAAGAAAATAGTGGTGATTACGATCCTGTATTGATATTTAAAAGAAACAGAAGTAAAACATACGCTGTAATTAACATAGAAAAATTTATAGAACTGATAAATGAAAATAGTAAATCTTCTAAATAGAGTAATAGGAAATCGTGGTAGGCGATTAAAGAAAGCCGATGAATATATGTATTGGTCTCCCTTTACTTCACATCATAAACCAAAACTACAGATTAATATAAATACTGGCAAATGGCATTGTTGGGTATCTAATCAAGGTGGTCATAATCTATTTCAATTATTTAAAAAACTAAAGGCTAATAGAGAGCAATTCACAGAATTAGGTGATATAGTAGGTAAACCCTCTAAATCACTATCATCAAAGACTTCCGACAAAAAGCAGACATTGAGGCTTCCAAAAGAATTCAAACCAATGTGGGAAAACGGTGGTGGTATAATTCAAAAACACTCGTGGGTGTATCTACAAAATCGTGGTATGAGTAAAGCAGACATTATCAGATATAGTGTCGGATACTGTAGCGAGGGTTTATATTCTAATAGGGTGATAATACCAAGCTATGATGCCAGCGGTGAACTGAATTACTTCGTAGGTAGAAGTATTTACAAAGATGGGATGAAATATAAGAACCCGCCTATCAGTAAAGATGTGATTGGTTTTGAGTTATTTATAAATTGGGATGAACCTTTGATATTATGTGAGGGTGTTTTTGATGCTATAGCAGTTAAGAGAAATGCTATTCCATTATTCGGAAAAACAATACCGAAAAAATTAATGAAAAAAATATACGAAAAACAGGTTAAAACTATATATATATTATTAGATAGTGATGCGTATTGGGATTCGATAAAGATGACAGATGTGCTTATGAGAAACGGAATCGATGTTCAATTAATAAGATTGAAAGATAAAGATCCATCTGAAATGGGTTTTGCAAAAGTTATTGATGTTATAAAGAAATCATCTAAAACTTCCTTTTCAGATTTAATTAGGATGAAGTTAAATGGCAAAACAAAAAGATATATGGAAATTTAATGATGATGAATGGAAAGTTCACATCAGGGATAATGATATTCTTAAAAAATTGTATGATGCTTTTGGTTTGGACAGTTCTACTATATACTACGAAAGTGGCAGATTGTCTAAAGAAACAGCTTGGGATGTCATAGTGCCAAATAGTAAAATTGATAAAGTTAAAAAATTCTTAAAGGATAATACTTGATTAAAGAAAATGTTGTTAAAGTACCTTTTCGTAAGTTAAAATACATACATCATATTTCGGACATTCAAATCCGTAATCTAAAGCGACACAAAGAATATGAAGAAGTATTTGAACGTACATACGAAGAAGTAAAAAAACATAAAGATAATGCCGTAGTCTATATTGGTGGAGATATAGCTCACTCTAAAACTGAAATGTCGCCTGAATTAGTCGATCAGCTCTCACGATTATTTAAGAATCTGGCAGATATATGTCCGTTGATTATTATCGCAGGTAATCACGATTGTAATTTAAATAATCTTTCTCGAATGGATGTTCTTTCTCCTATCGTTAACAACCTACAACACTCTGATATACACTATCTAAAACATAGCGGTGTATACAAATGTGCTGATGTAAAGTTTGTTGTATGGGATGTATGGGAAAAGGAAGATGATTACATTGAAGCTAAAGACTTTGAAGGTGATACAAAGATAGTTCTCTTTCACGGAACAGTTGATAAGTCGGAAACTGACTTGGGATTTTTCTTACCATCTGATGTTAAAATCTCTAAGTTCAAAGGTTATGATATGGGATTGCTAGGCGACATCCACAAAAGACAGCATCTCAATAAAAAAGAAACCATATCTTATTGTGGTTCTCTGGTTCAACAAAATCACGGAGAAGGTTTGAGCCACGGTTATTTACTATGGGATGTTCCAAAGAGAAAGTCAAAGTATATAGAGATACCAAATGACTACGGCTATTATACATTAGACATAAAAGATGGGCAAGTTCCCGAATGCCCTGATATGCCAAAGAAGGCTCGATTAAGAGTTAGGGTTTCTGAAACCACACCATCACAGTTGAAGAAAGCTATGACTCTTATCCATAGTAAGTATGGAATAAAAGAAGTATCGGTTACAAAAACAGACTCATTTACAGCAATGGAAAAGGTGCGTGGTCAGAGAATCACAGTTGGAGATATAAGAGATGCTGGATATCAATATGGTCTGATTGAGGAATATCTCAAAACAAATCACTATGTTGATGAAGATACGCTTATCGATATTAAGAAAATCAATGAAGAACTAAATGCTTTGTTACCTGAGGAGAATGTAAATAGGGGAGTAACCTGGCAGGTTAAAAAGTTTGAATTTGATAATATGTTTAGTTACGGAGAAAACAATGTGGTTGACTTCACAAAGCTAAATGGTATAATCGGAATGTTTGCACCAAACGCAAGCGGTAAATCTTCATTATTAGATGCCCTCTCATTCTGCTTATTTGATACTTCTTCTCGAGCCTTCAAAGCATTAAATGTTCTTAATAACAAAAAGAATGATTTCTATTGTAAAGCTACATTAGAGGTTGAAGGTGTAGAATACTTCATAGAGAGAAGAGGTAAGAAACAAAGAAACGGACATGTAAAGGTAAATGTAGATTTCTACACATTTGATGATGCAGGTGAAAAGGTGTCACTAAATGGAGATCAGAGAAGAACAACAGATGTTAACATTCGCAAGGTTATTGGAACTTATGATGATTTCATTATGACAGTTTTATCTTTACAATCCAACTCAACTGTTTTTATTGATAAGACACAAAAAGAGCGTAAAGACTTATTAGCACAATTTATGGGAATTGGTGTGTTCGATCAATTATACACATTAGCTGCTGATGAAATTCACGATGTTCAATCACTTCTTAAATCATTTCAGAAAAATAACTACGATAAAGAATTAGCTGATATCAAAAAAGATTTAGTTGAATTGAGAAAAGATTCTAAAGAGCTAACTATTGGTAAGAAAGAATTAGTCTCCGATAAGAAAAAGTATGATAAGCAAATCATTGAACTTACTAAACAACTTAGGAAAGTAGATGAAACGGCTGATAGTTTAGATGAGTTGCAAGAGCGTAAGATTAATCTAACTAATTCTCTGAATAAAGTAGATGAAAGAGTTGGTGAAATCGCAACATTATCAGAACAACTTTCTGTAGAAGAAACTGAACTAAATGAAAAGATAAAAATCTACAGAGAAAATGAGATTGATAAGAAGTTTGCTCAATTAGAACAATACAAATTAGATAAGAGTAATAATCAGATTGAGATTGACAAGCTAAAAATAGAAGTAAAGAATAAGTTAGATAAGATTGAAAAGCTTGGTAATCTAGAATACGATCCTAATTGTTCTTACTGTATGGCAAATCCATTTACATTAGATGCTATGGAAACAAAAAAGAAATTGAATGATGATAAGATGTTAGCAGATACTTTCGTAAAACAATCTGATAATTTGGATGACATCATAAGTGGTTTATCTCATATTACTGTACATAAAGAACAGATGGATGAGTCTATAAGTAGTTTGAGTTTACTAACAACAAATATCAGTAAGTTAGATAGTGAGAAGAAACTTACTACTGAAAAAAGAAAAAATCTAATTAGCCAATTAGCAATCATAGAAGATAAGATTAATCTGTATCACGAACAGGAAATGGATATCATATTTAACAGAAAGTTAATTAATGAAATTGAAGATGCACAGCAACAATCTGATGTAATAGAAGAGTTTATAGAAGAGAGAGATAAAAAGCTTCAAGCTGTAAATGGTGAAATAAAAGTATTGGAAACTCAAAGAAAAACCATTATGGAAAACATAAAGAAGGTTGAGGATTTAGAAGATAAATACGCTGCATATCAATACTATATGGATGCTGTAAAAAGAGATGGAATTCCTTATGAGTTGATATCTAAAGCACTTCCAACTGTTGAGGGTGCTGTAAATGATATATTGGCTCAGATAGTAGACTTCTCTCTGATATTAGAAATGGATGGTAAGAATATTAATTGTTACATAGTATATGATGATGACAATGTGTGGCCTCTTGAATTATCTAGCGGTATGGAGAGATTTATCTCCTCTCTAGCCATACGTGTGGGGTTAGTAAATGTAAGTAACTTACCGGCTGCCAACTTCTTAGCTATTGATGAAGGTTGGGGAACTATGGATAGTGATAACTTAAATTCTGTTTACAATTTATTTCAATATTTGAAATCACAATTTCAGTTCACATTGATTGTATCTCATATCGATTCAATGCGTGATGCTGTAGATACCCTTTTAGAAATAAAGAAAGAGAATAATTTTTCTAATGTTTCTTTTGATTAGGATATAGAATATTATTTGGTTTTTCTGTAGACCTCTTAAGCTTTAGTATATACTGGTTAAGTACGCCAGACATTGTAGTACTTTCTTCTCTAACATATGTTCTAAACCAGTCTACTAAGCTCTCTTCTATAGTAAACGAATATTTCTTTTTCATACCGATAATCTCCGTATATTGTATATATAATAAATACTAATTTTTTCATTTTTGATATTTATAAGTAACTAACTTTTGAGAGAAATATGTCCGTAGTAAAACGCTTTAATGAGCTTCTTGATTTAGATGAAATCGATGTTCTTATCGATGAAGTTGATAAGTCGAGACACATAATATTATCAGACATACCCGATAGTTTACCGCAAGGTAGAAGTTCCTTTCTAATAGAAACTTCACCTTATATGAAACAAGACACCGAAATTCAAATAGATTTTATTGATTCAGAAGGTTCTAGCATTTATACTGAACCGATAGCTGATTATTTAGAAGGTAGAGCTAGAAGGGTATCAGTAGAGGTGTATGATGATACTGCGCCAGGTATAGCAACTTTGGTAATAGTAGGTGAACTAATCGCCGTACCTGATGGAAACACTATATTTGCTGATGCTGAACAGGTACCTCAAAGATTTCAAGGTGCTTATAATGTGAGACTAACAAAACAAATAGTTATAAATCCCACTGCGGTTAATACACAACCAATAAAGTTTTTTGGACAGCCAATAATAAATGTAACTGAAACCAGAGTTGGTACAATGGTTAGATCAGAAGTCACTGGTTCTATAACTTCATCTCTTTTTGAGTTAGAGGCTGTTCCAACAGATGAAGATTTACTATTTAAACCTTATGGTGTAAATTTAAATCCATCACAAGGATTGTTATCCGAAGGTGCTCCATCTTCTCCTGCTAAACAAAGAAGTTTAAAAGCTTACATAGAAAGCAGAAAAAGAAAAAACAGAAAAGGAAAAAGAAAAAACAGTATATTTAAAAGATCTGGTTTACTAAGCAAAACAAATTCTCCACCATCATTTCCGTATAGAATAAGACCAGGCTCATTTAATGGAGAAGAATCATTTAGATTTAATACAGGTTATGTCGGTGGTGAGGTTCATTTTCATACATCATCATTAGGTAATACTTTTGGTAGTTCATCTTTTTATCCACAAGCTGCTTTAACAGAAGCTGGTTTATTAGAAACGCCAACATTTGATACCGAAAAGGAGCAGGGAATAGTCAATACTTCAGCATCTATGTATACTGCTTCTATCGTAGATTTAGTTAGCGATAGGATAATTGCAGTAGATAAACCCTTTACAAATAAAAATGTCAATGGTGAAGATATAATATTACCAATATTTGCTAGAGGTAAAATACATTACGAAGCTATGCCAACTGCATCATACGCTGCAGCTAATTTAGTTTCTTACGCCAATGTAACATTAGCTGATATGAGAACTTTTTCAGGCGATGTTTACAAAGTAAAAGTTTATGTCAAAAGTGAAGGTGGGTTTGACGATTATAAACTTTTAGCAGAAGTTCCATTGGAAGGAAAGGAATTATTGGTAGATGATGCTTCAGTAGGACAAGGAGATCGCACAGGTTATTTTATTGAACAAAATGATATTGACAATTTTTGGACTGTTTCAGGTAGTGTGAATGGTGAAACTCCTTTAGGAACACCTGCAACCAATGCAGCTTACAATAATGATATAATGTTAGACTCAGTTAAACTTTCGGGTAGTTTAGCAAATCCAACAGATCATTTAAAATTTCAACTGAACGATGAATATAAATTTGAACTTATAAAAGGAGTGGATTACAACTTATCAATAGATGTAATTGGAAACAGAAGCGGTAGTAACTATGCTACATTAGCATTTTACATCTCAGGCTCATCAATGAATAGATTAGATAATTTATTTTACGATGAGTATGCTGATACAGAAATTGTGGAGTCATCTAAGTATGGTAAAAGGTTAGGAACTTTAACTGTAAAGCCTGAAGATGATGAGATAAAAGATTTTCAAACTGTAGCTCAAACCTTTACACCTGATATATCAGGTGATGGAGTACTACAGATAAGAGTATTGCAAGGAGTTTGGAACATCGGAGACATAGCTATAGGACCTGCTGCTGATACAGGATTTAACCCATCTTTATTTCAGTTTAAACAAGAAATGCCGGCAGAACTCAGTCACAAAAGACCTGATACATTTGAGTTTATGGCAGAGTTTTATGATGTGAATAATAATTTATCAGATACAATAGCTTACAAATCGGGTGTGCAGTTCACTGGTACGAATATGACGATTACAGGTGAGGATAATGTATTAGAGAGTAATTTATTTATCGGTGGTGATACTACGGGTAGTGGAATGCACTTAGGTGGTGTTACATCAACATTACCTGAAACAGGAACATCAGGTGCTGCAGGTTCAGGCTTTATGAGATCTGTTGGTTATATGGGATTTATAAGCGCTTCATCTGATCCCGTCAGCGGATCTCACGGTTTTATGATATTCAGCGGATCTGTATTGCCAGATAGCGGAGATGATTACAAAGGAGTTGGTTTAGAATTAGTAGGTGCAAGTGGTTCTTTAAAATTTAGAACCAACCCATCTGTATTTGATGTAAGAGCAGATTCATTTTTTGTTGGTAGAAAGCACGAAAATTCTGCTAGTGGTATCGGGCAGTTTATGAGTGGTTCGGAAGGAAATATAGAAATAAGTTCATCTCTCTTCCATTTAGATCCAATTAATGATAGATTGATAATAGGAGCAGGAACAACTATAAACGCAGATTTATCTGTGAATCAATTATTTACACCAGCGCAAATAGGTGGTAGTCAATCAAATATTACAAATGCAAGTTCGAGCATAACATCGGATGGTTTTGCTAAATTCGTATCAGCTTCTATCGCAGGATTTACTGTAAATCCAATTGCAATACATAGTGATAACAATAATCTTGTTATGTCAGCATCTGGTCAGATTACAGGTTCTGAGGTATTATTTACTGGAGGTAAGATTGCCAATTGGAGTATAACTGGAGATAAACTGGAAAGTATTAATGCTAGTGATAAGGGTATTTTCCTTGATGCTGATGCTTCAACACCTATTATTGAAATTAGAGAAAATGATGATAATAGATTACAATTATATCACACTAGTAATTCTGATTGGGGTATTGTGGGAAGATCTGGTGGTAATGTATTATTCCGATTAGGAGATACAAATGAAATAGCAGGTTGGACAATAGGAAATCAGCAAATAACGGGTGGTAATCTTGTATTAGATAAAAATGGTACAATTAAATCTTCTAATTATCAAAGTGATGTCGCTGGATTTATAATAACTGCAGAACAAAATGGTTATGCTGAATTTGAGAATGTTAGAATAAGAGGAACAATGGCTACAACCACATTTGAAAAAGAAAGTGTGAACGCAGTTGGTGGTCAATTATTTGTAGCTAATTCAACGGCACTAACTGGTTCTGCTATACTAGCAGCTGCTACTACAATGAGTGTGGTTAACGCATCTGGTTTTGAAAATGGTGAAATATTGGTTGCTAAAAAAGTAACAAATACAGGATTCAATACTGAATATATCAGAGTGGATAGTTCTTCATTAGATGGAGATTTAAGTAAAGATGAGGTGTATGGTAGAATCTATGTAACAAGAAGTATATCAGCTGCAGCCAGTGAAAATAGTTCTTCAATTGGAGATCCAATAGGAACTGCTCAAGACTATGAACCTGGTCAGGTATTGGTATCATCAGGTAAGATAGGAACTGGCTACATAAGACTAAATGCAAATCCAAATAATCAAGCAACTCCATACATTGACATTATTGAAAGAACAGGTAGTGGTGTTTACGATGTTCAGTTAAAAGCTCGCTTAGGAGATTTAAAGGGTGTGGCTGGAACTCGTAATGTACCTGCAAACTTTGATGGCTTTGGATTAATGAGTGAGGTTGCTTTCCTATCAGGTTCAAATATTAAATTAGAAGCTCCTACATTTTTACTCGGTGATTTAAATCAAAACTTTGTAAGTGGTAGTAATTCAAACATAGAAATTAGTTCTTCTGCATTTCACTTGGACACTCAAAACAATGTGATGAATATGAGTGGCTCTATTACAGCATCAAAAGCTTTAATTGGAACACCAACAGGTCCTCGTGTATCATTTGATGGTACTAACTTTGAAATAAGTTCAAGTAATTTTCACTTAAATGCCGATGGTGACGTTACAATGAGTGGTACAGTTACCGCTGATGCGGGTAACATTGCTGGATTTACAATATTTGGCTTACCAAACGCGCCTGCTATAGCAAGTTCTGATGGGTCTTTAATATTAAGCGGTTCAGGACAAATTACAGGTTCTTCTATGAAAATTAGTGGTAGCGATATCAGAATAAGTACACCTGAATTTGATTTGAATGATGGAACTGCAACATTGTCTGGAAATATATTATTCCAATCACAATCAGCAGATCCATCCGAAGGAGTAATAAGAATAGGTAAAATTGGACCTGTTAAAACAGGTGTAGGTACTAGTAAATTTGGAATTTCTATAGGAAGAGGAGATTATTCTACGAATTCAAATACACTTCCTGTTCCTGCTGTTATTCAAGCAGAAGGTGGTGGTAAAGCTAAAATGATTAGAATGGATGGAGATAGTAAAAGTTTTGGAGCTATGGCTACCGCACCTGATCCCACTTTTGGAGTATCTTATGGTAAGCAACAAATCGCGATGGGTTTAAATTTTATGGCTACACGAGTAGCCGCAATGACTTATGATGTTTCTAGTGCATCACCATCAATGGGTCCAGGTGCAAAACCAACTGGTTCTGGTTTTACAATAGATACATTCACAACTGGTACAGGTGAAAGATTTGACAACGCACATGGACATCAATATGTAAATATACAAAGTGTATCTAGTGGTTCTGTAACAATTTGTAAAGAAGGAGTTCCCAATCACGATAATACTGGTGGTGTAAGTATTTTTAGTTATTACGATAATACTATACAATCAAACTATCCATTTTATGTAAAGGCTGGTACATATATCGATGGAAATGCACGTATTACTGGAGAATTGGTAGTTGATGGAGATTTGGATGTAGATGGTACTACGAATCTTGATGCAGTTGACATAGATGGAGCTGTTGACATGGCTAGTAATTTAGATATTGCTGGCAATTTGGATGTAGATGGAACTACTGATTTAGATGCAACGAATATAGTTGGTGCTGTAAGTATCAAAGGTGATACAACCTTTGTTGACGCAAATAGTAGTGATACTATTGTAAAAATACATGATTCTAATGATGATGGTTTGGTAGATGTATACGCAAATAATTCTGTAAAAATTAGATTACACGGTAATGGACATAGTTACTTTAGTAATGATGTTTCCATTGGTGGAACAGAAGCTGATGGTGACGCAGCTCCTAGATTAACAGTTTACCAAGATGATGCAAATTTTGTAGCTTCATTTGTTAACTCAACTAATAATACAGCTGCAGATGGAATAATGGTCAATTACACGGCTAATAGTGCTTTAGGTTCTAGTGCTAAATTTATTCAAGTTCGTGATTCATCTGATGATGTTTGTTATGAAGTTAAAGGCGGTGGCAGTGGTAACAGTACTGTAGTAACAAGTTTTACTGCTGGTCATGATACGGCATGTTTAGATGAAGATGAACTAATGCCAGGTTTGATTATTGAGTCAACTGGAGAAGTTTGGTACAAACCAAGTAGTTCCTTTGATACAGCTCTTCCTTACACACGGTTATCAAATACTAATGGTTCTAAAACAGTATTTGGTGTGGTTGATGGAGTTTTACTTAAATATGATGTTAGTGGTAGTGTAATTAATGCTGACAAAGGTGAACAATATGTAAAGAATGGTTACTACATGCCACCAGCATTTACATCATTCGCAAAATATGCTCCAACTGGTTCAGCAAACAGACAACTCAACACAATGTCAATTGGTGAAGGTGTTGTGTGGGTAACAAATATTAATGGTGAGATAGAGAATGGTGACTATATCGAAAGTTCAGTAATAAAAGGTTATGGTAGAAAACAAAATGATGATATCTTACGATCTAAAACTGTAGCTAAATGTACAGAAACTATAGATTGGACACAAATATCTTCAAGTATAGAATATAGTGGAAGCGCTTACAAAAAGTATAAATGTTCAGCAACTTTCCATTGTGGATAATTCACAAATCTTATATTTATTATTGAATAAATACATTTAGGATTATATGAAAAAACTTACTAAATACCTTACAGAACCTTTTCTAACAGAGGATATAAAAATACCTGTAGAAGTCGGTGATACTGTCCTTATGGGTAGATTTAAGAATAAAAAGGTAGTGGTGAAAACTATCGATTATAATGAAAAGGGTGACTTACTAATTAATGGTAGAACAGCTCTTAAATTCAGAATAGTAAAGAAAGTAGAGGAAAAAATACAACCATCTACACACTATGGATATTATAAAGTTATAAAGGGTAAGAAAGTAATTCAATTCAGAGGTTCAAAGCGTGATGTTCGCAGACAATTAAAAAAGGCTAGAAAGCAAGATCCGAAAGGAAAATATCAACTAATAGCTGGTGGCGGTGAAGTAGGTAGTGTCTTTGAAGAGTTTGGGGCACCAGCTGGTACATTACCATCTCCAAGCCGTAAAGGTATAAATAAAAATAAGACAGATAAAAAAAGTGGTTATAAAAAAGTTAAAAAAAACCTTGACTCATATATGGAAAATTTCGTATATTCTATCGTGGAAAATTCACGTATTACGAAGGTTATAGGCATTTATGGTGGTAGGTTTCAACCATTTCATTCAGGACATTTAGCCACATACAAATGGTTGAGTAAAAGGGTTGATGAGGCTTTCATCACCACTTCTAATATACAGCAACCACCTCGACATCCTATGAACTTTAAGGAAAAGCAAAGTCACATAATGAAGATGGGTGTTGCTAGTAGCAACATAGTGATGGAGAAATCTCCTTATGTAGCAAAGAATATACTGAAAAAATATGATCCTGAAACTACAGCAGTTGTTTATGTGGTTGGTGAGAAAGATGCAGGTAGATTAGGTGGTAAGTACTTTAAACCTTTTACAAATAATATGGAAGGTTTTGAAAAGCACGGATATATCCTAACAGCACCACAGGCAGGCAATATTAGTGGAACTAAAGCTAGAACTATGTTGGGTAATCCTGATATCGATGATAAAGAAAGAAAAAAATTATTTAAAAAACTATTTGGATATTTTGATAAAAGTATGTATACTATGATGGTAGATAAATTTAAAAAGTTATTTGAGACATACACTTTATCAGATGATTTAATAGAAGAGTTTTTATTAGAGGCTACTACCACACCTGCTGGAAATTTAGATGATGGTCCTTCAACCTATTATCAATCATTAGCAGCTTACAAAAAAGTATCTAAAGAATGGTTAGATTCTCTGTACTCAAATGCAGGTTGGAAAGTTATAGATTATATGATGGATGAGGATATGATAAAGCCAGAGAATAATGTAGCTAAAGCAGATGATGTACATAAAAGAAGAAAGGCAGGACAAAAACATTATACATCTGTAGCTTTAAGTTACTTAGATCACGGACAATCCAAAGGTTCAACTACAGCTGTTAATAAGTATAAGAGTTGGATGACTGATGTTGTAAAACCATTGGGTTGGGAAATAGTGAATTGGATGGGAACTGATGCAGCTATTGATAATGTAATCGGTACATTATTTTCAGCTGGTGCTAGTGGAGATTCATATGACGCAGAACTAAAAGAACAAATTAATCCTAAAAGTGAATTAAAACAAAGAAGTAAAGAAAAGGAGTTATTACTTATGGGTGGAGCTTATGGTCACCTAAATCATCCCTTTGATGATAAAAATTTAACATTTGGGGATTTTAAAACACTAATTATTAATACATTACAAGGTAATCTTAGTAGTGAAGGAGCGGTTACGGAAAAAACAGATGGACAAAACATAATGATAAGTTGGAAGAATAATAAACTTATCGCTGCTCGTAACAAAGGACATATTAAAAACTTTGGTGCTAATTCTTTAGATGTCAAAGGAATTGCTAATATGTTTGCAGGAAGAGGAGATATAGAAAAAGCATTTACATCTGCTATGGTAGATTTACAAACTGCGATTAGTGGTTTAAGTAAAAAACAAAAAGATAAAATTTTTGCAGAAGGTAAGAAATTTATGTCGTTAGAGGTTATTTATCCTAAAACAGCAAATGTCATACCTTATGATAAATCTATACTACAGTTTCACGGAACTATCGAATACGATGCCAATGGTTCGCCAATAGGTTCGGATAGGGAAAGTGCGAGAATGTTAGCTGGTATGATAAAACAAATAAATAAAAATATACAAAAAACATATAGTATAACTCAACCATTTGTTGCTAATCTACCAAAAGTTAAAAACTTTGATGAAAGACAGAGTTACTTTTTGGGTAAGTTGGCTACATTACAGAATGAATTTGCACTATCTGATACCGATACTTTAGCTGATTATCATCAAGCATATTGGATAGAGTATATTTACAATGGTGCTAAAAATACAGATTATCCAAACCCAACAAACGATGTTTTAATGAACTTAACAAAGAGATGGGCATTTTTTGATAAGAGTTATAAGATACCACAGATTAAAAAAGATTTAAAAGATTATCCTGATTTTTTAGATTGGGTATTATCTACTGATAAAATGGATTTAAAAAGATTGCAAAAACAACATATTAGAGATTGGGAAGTTTTATTTTTTGAATTAGGTGCTGAAGTATTAACAAATATAAAAGACTTTATAGCAGCTAATCCAGACAAAGCTGTTCAAAAGATAAAGAATGATTTAGCAAAAGCTATAACAAAAGTTAAAAAAGCTAAAGATCCTTCTCAATTACAAATGTTGAAAACACAGTTAGATAGACTAAATGCTTTAGGTGGTTTAAATTCAATAATTCCAAGCGAAGGAATTACATTTATGTTTAAGGGAAAGGTTTATAAGTATACAGGCGCATTTGCTCCTGTTAATCAGATATTAGGAATGTTAAGGTTTACGAGGTAATCTATGGGATATAGTAAAGAAACAGAAAGACAAAATAAAGTATTGGGTGACTTATTATCAGGCAAAACACCTGAGAAAAGAATATTTGTTGGTTACGAAGGAAAGAAAGAAGCAACAGGTGATAAAGTCAGTAAAATGACAGAGCTTATGCAAGAAGTTAGAATGCCACTATTTTGTCCTAAATGCAAAAAAGTAATGAAGAAAAGATTAGATGATAAAATGTGGAATATTTACAACCATTGTTTTGATTGTCAGTTAAAATTTGAGAACAAACTTCGTATTGAAGGAAAGTATAAAGATTGGGAAAAGAAAAAGATTAGAGCAAATAAAATATCTTTTATAAAAGAACAGATACAGGCAATTGAAGAGTGGAGAGATATGAAAGCACCCGAGTGGTATAACAATGTCGGTGTAAACACACCTGAGTTAGAGAAAGAACAATGGGATGTAGACACCACTCAGATACAACTAATGGCAGATGAAGCATTAGAAAAGTTTAATGAAACCCTTAAAGAGTTGGAGAATGAAGAATGAAAGTTTGGAAAGTTATATTAGCCTTTTTTGGCATCATCGGTGGACTATTTGCTGCTAAACAGGTAAAGAGTAAGGAGGTTCAAAAACTTAAAAAAGTTATCGATGAGAACAAAAAAGAAGAAAAGAAAGTTGAAAAACAAATCAAAGAATTAGAAAAAGCTAAAAGTGCTTCTAAAAAAGAGATTGGTAATATGAAGAGAAAACTTACTAACTCTAAAAAGAAAACTAAACAAATGGAAGAAGTTTATGAAAATGACGAAGTTGAATCCGCAGAAGATTTTTTACGAAAGTTTGCAAAGAGTAAATAAGATGAAGTATATTTGGATTTTATTACTAACACCTTTGTTAGCACAAACAACATTTACAGAAGCTGAAGCTTTAGAGATGATAAAAGCTCGTGATGCACAATGGGAAGGTAAATTAGCAAAAGCAGATTCTCTAATAGAATCTCAAAAAGTTACTATTGCTGATAGTGAAAAAGTAATATCAGAATTAGAAGAATATGCTAAAGTAGATTCTGTTTTATCGGCTGCTAAAAGTAAACAAATTGAATTATTGAAATCACGTGAAAAAGTAAATGAAGAACTTATAGAAACACTTCAACCAAAGTGGTATGAAAATACATATCTTTGGTTAGGTATTGGATTTATTTTAGGAAAGATATAATGAAACCTGCTCCATTAAAAGATGTGATAAAGAAACAGTACCTTATGTGTGCTAAAGATCCTGCATACTTTATGAAGAAGTATTGTATGGTTCAGCATCCTATGAAGGGTAAAGTTCCTTTTCATCTTTATGAGTATCAGGAGAAATCATTACAAACCTTTGAAGATCATAGATTTAATATTATACTAAAGGCTCGTCAGTTAGGATTATCAACATTAACTGCTGGTTACTCTTTGTGGATGATGACATTTCATAGTGATAAGAACATATTGGTAATTGCTACCAAACAAGATACTGCTAAAAATTTAGTAACTAAAGTAAGAGTAATGCATGCAAATCTACCGAGTTGGTTAAAACAGAAATGTACAGAAGATAATAAACTATCTCTGAGATACAATAATGGTTCGCAGATAAAAGCTGTTTCAAGCGGAGAAGATAGTGGTAGATCAGAAGCTCTATCTCTACTGATATTGGATGAGGCCGCTTTCATTGATAAGATTGAACCGATATGGGCTGCTGCTTCACAGACTCTATCAACTGGTGGGCAATGTATAGCACTATCCACACCTAATGGTGTTGGTAATTGGTTTCATAAAACTTGGGTTGGTGCTGAAGATGGAACAAATGATTGGAATTGGATACGATTACATTGGAACTTACATCCCGAAAGAAATGACGAATGGAGAAAAGAGCAGGATAAATTATTAGGTCCTTCATTAGCTGCTCAAGAATGTGATTGTGATTTTATAACTTCTGGTCAAACAGTTGTTGATGGTGTGATATTAGAGGAATATAGAGAAACACATACTCAAGATCCTTTGGAAAAGCGTGGTATCGATAGTAACTTTTGGGTATGGCAACCGCCAAACTATACAAAGGAATACGTTCTTTCTGCTGATGTCGGTAGAGGGGATAGTGCTGACTACTCTGCATTTCATATTATGGATATTGAAAGTATGGAACAGGTTGCTGAATACAAAGGTAAGATTAGCACAAAAGATTTTGGTAACTTATTAGTCAATACTGCTACAGAATACAACAATGCCCTATTGGTTGTTGAGAATAACAATATCGGATGGGCTGCTATTCAACAGGTAATTGACAGAGGATATGATAGACTATTTTATACCAGTAAAGACTTACAATATGTTGATGTTGAAAATCAACTATCAAATAGATACAGAGTTCAAGACCGAAATATGGTGCCTGGTTTTTCTATGACAATGAAAACTCGACCATTGGTAATCGCTAAATTAGAAGAATACTTTAGGGAAAAGTCGGTAATTGTTCGTTCAAATCGATTAATTGATGAACTTTTTGTATTTATATATAATAACAATAAAGCCGAAGCTATGCAGGGTTACAATGATGACTTAGTGATGAGTTTTGCTATATGTTTATGGGTAAGAGATACTGCTCTTAGATTAAGGCAAGAGGGTATTGATTTGCAAAAGAAAACATTGGGTAATATTGCATCACAGATGCTTCCACAAACACCGACTAATGAAAACAATAGTTGGGAAATGGATGTCAATGGTGAAAAAGAAAACTTAGAATGGCTAATTAACTAAGAGGTAAAACTATGGCTGATAAAGACTTATTTTCAAGACTAAAACGATTATTTTCTACGAATACAATAGTTCGTAATGTAGGTGGTAGAAAATTAAAAATAATGGATACAGGTCAACTACAATCCAAAGCTAAAAATAATTTAGTAGATAGATATCAAAAGCTGTATTCTAATATGCAACAATTAGGATATAACGACCAATTGTATTCACAACAATTAAGATTAGGGTTATTTAGAGACTACGAATCGATGGATGCAGATTCCATAGTTGCTTCTGCATTAGATATTTATTCAGATGAATCTACAATGAAGAATGAATATGGAAATGTATTGGCTGTAAAAACAGATAATAATCAGATACATGATATACTACATAATTTATTTTACGATATATTGAATATAGAATTTAATCTATGGCCGTGGGTTCGTAATATGACTAAATATGGAGATCATTTTCTAAAGCTAGAAGTCAATGATAAGTATGGAATAACAAATGTTGTTCCTCTATCTGCTTATGATGTAGCTCGTTTAGAAGGACACGATTTAGCAAATCCACAGTTAGTTCAATTTCAGATTACACCTAATAGCGGCGCTCAATCGCACAGACATACTGCACAAAAAACAGAACACGTTATATTAGAAAACTATCAAATAGCACATTTTAGATTGTTATCTGATGCTAATTATGTTCCTTATGGTAGGTCTATGTTAGAAGCTGGTAGAAAAGTATGGAAACAGCTAACTCTTATGGAAGATGCTATGTTAATCCATAGGATAATGAGAGCTCCTGAAAAGAGAGTGTTCAAATTAGATATTGGAAACATACCGCCTGCTGAAGTTGATAACTTTATGCAACAGGCAATTAACAAAATGAAGAAGGCTCCTGTTATCGATGAGAAAACAGGCGATTACAACCTAAGATATAACATACAAAACCTTACAGAAGATTTCTTCTTACCTGTTAGAGGTGGGGATAGTGGAACAAATATCGAAAGTTTGGCTGGTTTGACTTACGAAGCGGTGGATGATATTGAATATTTGAAGAACAGACTACTTGCATCGCTAAGAGTACCAAAGGCTTTCTTAGGATATGAGGAAGGATTGGGTAGTAAGGCTACATTAGCCGCTGAGGATGTTAGGTTTGCTCGTACCATCGAAAGAATACAGAGAATTGTAGTGAGTGAGTTGAATAAAATCGCTGTTGTTCATCTATATGCACAGGGTTTTAGGGATCAAGAGCTTGTAAACTTTGAGTTAGAGCTTACAAACCCATCTACAATCTACGAACAAGAAAAAATTGAACTATGGAATAACAAAACTTCTCTTGCAGACTCAATGCTAAGAGATGGTTTGGTATCTTCAGAGTGGGTTTACAAAAATGTCTTTAATTTTAATGATGATGAGATAAAAGAAATAGATGAACAGGTAGTTTTTGACTACAAAACTAAGTTTAGAAGGCAACAAATCGAATCCGAAGGTAACGATCCAGCAAAAAGTGGACAATCTCAAGGTACACCATCGGATATGGCTATGGGTAGAACAGGTCATGAGTTAGATAACAATGGTGGTTCGGAAGAAGGTGGACAGCCAGGCGCTGGAAGGCCTAAAGAAGCTAATAAATATAGTAAGGATAGTGGTGTAAGGGGTAGAGATCCATTGGGAGCGCATGATAAAAAGATGGCTTACTCACCTAAATCTCTACATACTTATGAAAATTTATTAAAAAATTTAAGTATGCAGGAAAAAAAGTTAATTAGTGAGAGTAGTGAGGTTGAGACTGAATATAAAACAGAAGTCTCTTCTCTAAATACTAATAAAAATTAAATTATTGTATATTTATATATAGAGTATACTAAAAACGATTGGAGTCGGTAATGAATACAAAAATAAAGCACTCAAAGATTAAGAATACTGGTATTCTATTTGAGTTACTTACAAGACAGATAACGGTTGATATAATGAATGATAAAAATGGAAAAGCTGTATCCATTTTAAAGAATTATTTTTCGCCTAAAACAGAATTGGGTAAAGAATATGGATTGTATAAGATATTAACTACTGAAAAATTTAATACTGAGAGCAAAGCAGACCATTTAATCAATGCTGTGCTCAGTTCTTACAGAAAAATCAATAGAAAATCTCTAAAAAGAGAAAAATATAATTTAGTAAACGAAATTCGTAAAGCATATGATGTAAATCAGTTCTTTATGGCTAGAATTCCTAACTATAAGGTGTATGCTTCTGTTTTTAAACTGTTTGAAACTCAAACCAACTCCAATCCCGTCATAGAAACAGAAAGTAAGTTCACAATTATAGAAAATATCACAAATAAAGAGATTTCTGCTGATAAAAAGAAGAAATCTGTGATGGAAAGCTACAAAAAATCAGAAAAAGACTTGAGATTGTTAGCATATACTGTTCTTGTCGAAAAATTTAACAAAAAATATAAAAATTTAAGTCAAGAACAGAGAAATTTACTCAAAGAGTATATAAACAACATTTCTAACACAAATTCACTAAAAGAGTTCATCGAATCCGAATCCGTAAAGGTAAAAACTCAACTCCAATCGTTTTTAAAAGGAATTGATGACAAAGTTACAAAAATAAAGCTAAAAGAGGCTATCAAACAGTCACATAAGTTATTAAAAGGTCGAATCGTTGAAGATAAACACGTAATCACTTTAATGAGATACTATGAACTTTTAAAGGAACTTAAAAATGTCAAATCAAGCTAAACTCAAAGAAATAGTTCGTGAATTAATCAAAAAAGAGGTGGAAGAAGCTTCCACTTCTGGTGCTACGCCAGGTTATCAAACTCCAAACGCTTTTACGGGCGGTTCTAATAAAGGTAAGAAGAAGAAAAAAGATATATCCACAAATTCTACTGGATATAATATAGTTAAAGAAGTTAAAATAGGTCGTTATGATATTGGTATGGGTTCTTTAGGTAATGGTATTACTTTATGGAATCGTAATGTAGAAAAAGCTGGTGATTATAAAAAAATTGCCCATATCGCACCTAATGGTAAAATAACAAATCACGAAAAAAGACA